CACCTTCGGGGAATAAGCGCCGCCGACTATGTACGGTAGTTGAAGCCCGCCGCCTATTTCGCGGCGACCATAAACTGAAATACATAGGTGAAATTATGACAAACGTTATTCAAACCGTGGACTTCCACGGACAAACCCTTATCACCATCTCTCACGACGGCAAACACTACGTCGGCATGAAAGCCATTTGTGAAAACATCGGGCTTGGCTGGCAAGGACAACATGAGCGCATCCGCCGCCATGTGGTTTTGCAGGAAGGTGTCCGTGTCATACGGATACCTTCAAACGGCGGCGAGCAAGACATGGTTTGCCTACCGCTGGAATACCTGAACGGCTGGCTGTTCGGGGTGGACGTTACCCGCCTGAAGAGCCCGGAAGCACGCACCGCCCTCATCCGTTACCAGCGCGAATGCTTCAAAGTGCTGTACGACTACTGGCACAACGGCAAGGCAGAAAATCCCCGCCGCACCACCCCGGATGAACGTGCCGGATTGCGCCAGGCGGTGACGATGCTCACCACCAAACGCGGGCTGATGCACGATGAAGCCTACCGCCTCATTCACCAGCGTTTCAACGTCTCCCACATCGAAGAAATCCCGGCGGAACAGTTGCCGCAGGCGGTGGAGTACGTTCACCGCCTGGCGCTGGAAGGTGAACTCTTGCCGCCACCGGAAGACAAGGATGCCGACTATATCCGCAGTCATCAAGTGGCGGCAATCGGCCTGATGCACGTCGGGCGGCTACGCTTTGAGGAGCAGAAAAAAGCACTCTTGCGCCTGCGCGACCTCACGGCACAGGCGCATGAAAGGCTGAAAGCGACGCTTGCCGAAACCCGCGCCACCCTTGACCTGACCAACGACATTTTGTACGGCAGTGGTGCGATTTGGGACGGACTGCATGAATCCCTGTTCCATTTGATGTTGCCCGATGAAGTGATGGACGAAGGCAGAAACCGCGCGCAGAAGCACTACAAGCCGCGCATCTTGGCATAACCGAATTTTTAAGCAGCCCCCGACATCGGGGGCTTTTTTATTGGAGAAAATATGGCTACAGAGTTGAACGTCGCCCTACAAATTGACGCACGGGCGAATATTGATGCACTGCAAAAGACTATCGACGAGCTCAAGGCGGCAGGCGGAAGCACCGAAGACCTTGAACGCCAGTTGCAGGCGCTCACCGCCGAGCTGAACCGGTTGGGACAGGAGGCACAGGCAAACGGGCTGGACGCCGTGCGCGAAGATGCCGGGCGGCTGCGCGACCAGCTCAACGAGACCAGCGCCGAGGCCGAAAGACTACGCAAAATCACCGAAGCGAAGATTACCCTCGGTCTCGCCAACGACGAAGCAATCAAACAGCGCATCGAAGCCGTTGCCGATGCCTACCGCACCCTGCAGGAAGAAGGCACGCTGTCGCAGGAGGAGCTGACACGGGCGGCTGAGCTCTACAGCGCACAACTCGCCGACCTTGAGCGGCAACTGGGCAGCGTCAGCCATGAGCTTTCGGCGCTGGAGGGCGCGCGCGTCACCATCGGGCTGGACGCCGACGACCGCGCCCGGCGCGAGATTGAACAACTCGACCACGCCCTCGAACAACTGCGCGCCAGCGGCACACTCACCGAAGAAGAGCTGGCACGGGCGACGGAGTTGCACGCCGAGCGGGTCGGCGAGTTGCGCGCACAAATCGGCGAAGTGGGCGAGACCGCCGAAGAATCGGCGGAGCGATTCGGTGACATGGCGCAAGGTCTCGCCGAAGTCGTCGCTGCTGGTGGCGGCCTGGCTGGTGTCGTTCATTCGGCGGTTGAGTTTGAAGCGGCGATGGCGGGCGTGAAAAAAGCCGTGGATGCCACGCCAGAGGCAATGGCTCGTCTATCCTCACAGGTGAAAGAACTGGCCATTGAGCTGGGCATGGTGCCGGAGGCGGTGGCCGAAATCACTGCCGCAGGTGGTCGTTTGGGCGTCGCCTTTGAAGACCTCCCAGAATTTACCCGCCTCGCCGGACAAATGGCGGTGGCGTTTGACATGACGGCAGAAGCAGCGGGCGACAGCGCGGCAAAACTCGCCAACGTTTTCCAGATTCCGCTGGCGGAAGTCCGCGCCTTGGGCGATGCCATCAACACCCTCGGCAACAACACCGCTGCCAGGGAGGGCGAGATTGTTGAAGCGCTGACCCGCATCGGCGGTAGCGCGCGCCAGTTTGGGCTTGCTACCGAACAAACCGCAGCGCTGACTGCCTCATTCATCGCGCTGGGCAAAAGCCCGGAGACTGCCTCGACCGCCATCAACGCGCTGCTCAACCGTCTGCAAACCGGCGGCCAGGGGGTGAGCGGCTTCGCCGAGGGGTTGGACGACCTCGGCCTCTCAGCTAATCGCTTGGCCGAGAATATCCGTGCCAACCCGCAGGCGGCGCTACGGGAATTTTTGGGCAGCCTCGAAAAACTCGACAACCAGCAGCGTGCGATAACGCTCACCAAACTGTTCGGCCAGGAGTACGCCGACGACATCTCGCTCATGGTCGGCTCGCTCGCCGAGTACGACCGCCAGCTCGGCCTTGTCGGCGACAAAACGCGGACAGCGGGCGCGATGCAAAACGAGTTTGCCGCGCAAATGGATACCACCGAGAAGAAGCTGGAACAGGCACAAATCGCCATCGGCAATCTCGCCAAAGAACTCGGCTCGCAGTTGTTGCCCGTGGTTGCCACAGGCGCCCAGGGCTTTGCCGGGATGGCGGGCGAAGTGCTGAAGTTTGCCTCGACCCACCCGCAGATTACCCGCTTTGTTACCTTACTCGCCGCCGCCAAGGCCGCATCTATCGCATTCTCGGGAGCGATGCGCGTACTGGGCGTTGAGGGGACGACGGCGACCAGCGCACTCACCGCCGGTTATACCCGTGTGACCACGGCGCTCGCCGCCTACCGTGCGCAGGTTGCCGCCGCCTCGGCGGCATCCGCCGGGATGAGTGTAGCGATGCGGGCGCAGGCCGTCGCCACAGCGGCAACGACTACTGCTTTACGTGGCGCCGCCGGAGCGCTATCAGCGCTGGTGCGTGCCAACCCGCTTGCCACCATTATCACCGCAGGCGCTGCTGCTTTTGCTCTGATGAGCGGCAAAGTGGACGAGACCACAGCGCGCATCCGTGATATGGAGGCGGCGGTCAAGGACGCCAACCAGCAATACCAGGATTTTAAGGCGCAGGCACAGGGTGGCGTCCCGTTGGACGTCAGCAAAGCCGAACAGGCATTGACTTCGGTGTCCGATGCTGTCGAAAAAAGCCGTGCCGCCATGCTGCGCATCCAACAGGAGGGCACAGGCGCATGGGGCGAGATAGGCGAGGCCGTCAAAGACCACTTGCCATTGATTGACAGTCAGCGCGAGAAACTCGCCAAGGTTACCGCAGAGCTGGAAAAGCAGACAGCGCGTGAAAAAGAGCTGAAAGACGCCATTGCCAAACGCAACGCCGAACTCACCTCGCAAAAGGCCATTGAGGCGTTAGAAGCGCAGAACAAGGCTGCGCTGGACGCGGCAAATCACATAGATACGGCGGCGCGCGCGACTCTGAACAGCTTGGCGCAACTGGGGCAAGGCTCGGCAAAACTCACCCGCGAGCAGGTCGAAACGGTCAAAGAATCGCTGAAGAACCTGACTTCGCCGGCGGCGTTGGCCGAAGCAGAGCGCTACATCCATCAGCTCGAAGACCAGTTCAAAATCACCCGCGAAGAAGCCAAACAACTGTTGGCAGAAACAGCGCAGCAGGTGAAGGAACTCGGCATCGTCACGACGCAGGCTGCGGAGAAGCAAAGCCTGGCAGTACGGATGACACGCGACGAGGTGAAAGCGCTCGCCGATGCCTACAAGGCGCTCGGCGCCGAAGTCCCGCAAACCTACCGGCAAATGACGGACGGCGAAAAGGCCGTCACCGACGCCCTGCAAAAAATCGTGAGCCAGACCGAACTGACCGCCGGACAAATGCAGGGACTGTTGCAAAACGCCTTTGCCAAAGTCGATAGCACGGAGGCGCTGGCGGCGATTGACCGCATCTATCAGGGATGGAAAGCGACGCGCACCCTGACCGAAGCGGAGGCAGACGCGCTGGCGCAGACAATGGTGCGCGGCGTCACCGCCGTCAGTACCGGGCTGAATCAGGCGCTGAAAACCCTCGGTATTGAGGCCGAACAATACGCCAGCGGCATCAGCGACAAGGCAGGAAGGGCGATAGAGGCCTTTGCGGTGGTCGCCAAAGACGCGGGCGACGATACCGACAAACTGGCGCGCGCCTGGGCGGCAATGAGCGGTGCTGCCAACAGCAGCGCGCAGGAAGTCAAAGCAGCAGAGGCGGCGCTACGGCAAAGCGTCGGCGGCGACGAAGCCAAGGCGGACGCCATCAAAAAAATCGCCGACGCCTACAAAGACACCGGCGATGCCGCCGCCAAAGCCCTCGCCGCGCTCAACATCAGCAGCGCCGACCTCGCCCGTGGCCTCTCCACCGGCGTCTCCGAAATGCTTGCCAACTGGCAGACCGGCATGGCCAGCTTGAAAACGAGCGGCGAGCTGACGGCGCAGGCGGTGCAGACCGCCTTTACAAGCAGCCTGTCGAAGCTGTCAAGCGCAGCGGATTTCAAAGCGCTGCACGACGAGATGCAGCGCACCGGCACACTCTCCCGCCTCACAGCCGAGCAAATGCAAATCTTGCGCGCCGGGATGCAGGGCGGGGCGGAGGCGGCAAATGCGATGCGTAGCGCCTTGGAGCAGCATGGGCAGGCGACGCAGGCGCTCGCCGACGCCTCCGGCAAAGTCAAAGAAGCGAAAGAAGCCGAAACACAGGCGGTGCGTGATAACGCTGTGGCGCACAAAGACGCGTCCGAGGCCGAAGCCGCCGGGGCAGAAAAAAGCGCCGAAGCCACCGAGAAAAAGAAAAAGGCGATGATGACCATCTACGACGCCAGCAAGCTCAATGCCGAGGCCATCGGGCTCGTCGATGACGCCATCAACCGCATGGTAACAAGCATGGGGCATATGGACGCCGACGACTACCTGCGCAAGGTTGAGGCGATGTCGCGTGTTGGCCAGCAGTATGTCGCCGACGTGCAGCGCGCGGAAGCCGCCACCGAGCGCCTCAACCAGCGCACCAGCGACGGCACCGTCTCCATGCACGACATCGCGGAGGCAACGCACGCCGCCAGCTCCAACATCGCCGCGCTGGACAGTACCACCCTCAAAAACCTCAACGCCAGCATCGACGCGGCGCGCAAAAAACTCGAAGACCTGCAACAGCAGGCCAAAGACACCGCCGCCGATCTTGATGCCGAACTGGCGCAGCTCAAGGGCGACGACAGCAAAACCGCGAAGCTGGAGCAGCAGCGCAAGCTGCGCGAGCTGGAGGGCAAGCTGCAAGAGGCGCGAATCCGTGGCAACGCCGAAGAAATCGCCCAGTACGAGCGTGCCCTCGAACTCCAGCGGCAAATCGGCGCCGAGAAGGCACGGCAGGCGGCAGACAAGAAAGCCGAGGCAGCAGCGCGCGCGCAGGAATCGCGCAGCCGCGGTAACGCCACGCCGCGAAGCACGACGACCAGCAACGCCACCAGCCACGGCGCAGGCGACATCAGCCCGCAGCAGGTGGTGGATGCACTGGATGACCGTACCCGCGGAATCCTCAAAAACGAAGGCGCACAGGAATTTGCGCGCCAGCTGCTCAACGAAGCCAAACGGAGCCCACGATGATCACACTTACCCGTAAAGACACCAACGCCGTCCTCGAACTCCCCGACCGTCTGCGCTGGACAGACGAACACGACTGGTCGCCGCTGGCGCAAGCCTCACCGCAATACAGCCTTGGCGGCGCAGTCATCGTGCAACAGGGGACGATGCTTGCCGGACGCCCGGTGACGCTCGGCAATGAAGATAACCATAACTGGCTGGCGCGCGCCACGCTCACGACTCTGCATGATTGGGCAGCGGTACCGGAGTTGGAGATGACGCTCGACTACCACGGACAAAAACTCAACGTGATTTTTCGGGGGCACGACAAAGCCCTTGCCGTGTCCCCGGTGTGGTGGACACACGATGCCGACAGCGACTGGTATCGCGCTGAAATCCGCTTAATGACCCTTTAATTACCGCTTAAACACCATTTGCAACCGAGTACCACATGACCCAACGCAAAACCCTCCTCACCCGCCAAGACCTCAAAGTCTACGCCACCGAGCGCCTGACCGATGCCCCCGACGGCGGCGGCCTGATGACCGCGCAAGAGCTCACCGGGGCGCCGGGCGAACTGATGCCGACACCCTCCGATGTTGACCGTACCCAGGGCAGATTTAACGCGCGCTCGGTGCATGCGGGCGTGCGCCGCCCGGATGCCACCCCGCTCTGGGGCGCGCACGTCATCATCAGCAAGCCGCCCAAGGCCGCGAACGTGTCGTATCTCCTCTACCGTGGCGTCAAGTACGGCGAGTCGCGCGCCGACATCGTCAAGCGCATCGCCGCCTACGCGGTGGCGACCATCGAGTCGCGCATGACGCTGCTCTCGGTGCAGTCGCTGGGCTCGCGCATCATCCAGGCGTATCAGCGTCCCGGCGAGCCGCTGCCGCTCATCGGCGACGTCTATTGTCTGCGCCAGGACAAGCGCGGCTACCCGCAGCAGGAGCAGTACATCAAGGTCATCCGCGTTGCCAGCGAGGACAGGACATTTACTGATGCCGCGACGGGCAAGGATTTTGTCCGCACCGTGGTCAAGATGGAGATTTCGACCGCGCTTACCGCCGATTTTATCGGCGTCGATTATCCCTCCATCGCCTACGCCGACCCGGTGTGCAAACTGCGCGAGACCCATATCGCCGACGGCGCGCAGTATTACGGCGTCAAGCCGCTGGTCGAGGCCATCCGCAAGGGCGTCATGACCCTCAAAGTCCCCTCGCTGATGGAAAAGCTCGTCCCCACCTCACAAATCGAGACCTCGCACACCGACCTCACCGCCGCTGGCCAGCAGCAGCTCATCTTTGACGCCGCTAAAGGGGAGAGCAGCCTCATCGGCTCGGTCGCCCTCAACGGCAACAGCGTCCTCTACGCGGGCAACGCCATCACTCCCGGCAGCCTGCGCCTTGTCCTCAACGCGACCGAAATCCGCGACCGTGGCGGCGATCTGGTTATCAACGACCGCGCCGTCGGCACCGTCGATTACGCCCACGGCGAGCTGCGCTTTGCCGAGAGTGTCCACGCCGGCGGCTGGTGGACGCTCTATTTCCGCCCGGCCGCCGAGTTTCTTCAGGTGGCGGACACCGCCAGCATCCCGGTCACCATCAACAACCGCACCTACAACTACAGCATGACCATCCTGCCAGTGCCGGCACCGGGCAGTCTGGTCGTCTCCTACCGCGCACAGGGGCGCTGGTACGACTTGCGGGATGATGGCTCAGGCGCCCTGCGCGGCGGCTCGGCCGGGCATGGCTCCGGCACCCTCAACTACCGCACCGGCACGGTCACCATCACCTGCGGCGAGCAGCCGGACGTGGCAAGCGAGGTCATGTTTGCCTGGGGCTCGCAGGCGACCGTCCACAACCGCGCCGACAGCACGCCAACGGCAACGATGCTCATCCAGTTGGAGGCGGGCGTCGCGCCCAACACCGTCAAACTGGCGTGGACGGACAACGGCGCGGCCAAGAGCGCGCAGGACGACGGTGCGGGTAATATCACCGGCGCGTGGACGGGGGCGGTCGATTACCGCACGGGGGCGATAACACTCTCCAGCTACCCCGGCGGCGAGCAGCGCCTCGACGTCAAGGTGGATTACTCGGTCGGCCAGCCGCAAACCGCCGAATGGAAAGCCCCGGTGCGTGACGGCAGCGGCTACGTCAACCTCACCCTCGGTCAGACACAAATCAAACCGCGCTCGGTCGAGCTGGTGTACAACGTCCTCATCGAGGACTACGACCGCAAGGTACAGCAGGGCGAGGCGTACACGCGCAAGGTTGACCCTTATGTGACCGTGCGCGACGACGGCAACGGCAATCTCAAGGACGCGGGTGGTGTCAGCCACGGCAGCATCAACTACACCACCGGCGTCATCAAGCTCAAGCCCGACGGCATCGTCAAAATCCCCAAGCCTATCTATCGCAAAGAGCCGATGGGGGAGGAAATTGTCTCCACCCAGGGGACGACGCAAACGGTCAAACCGCTCTACCGCCTCATCCTTGAGGGCTATGAGTACGTCCCTGCGCTGGCGTCCGCGCCGATAGACGACAGTTTCAAGGTGACGGCCACCTACCGTGGACAACAAACTGAGGACGCGCGGACAAAACAGGCAACCTCCGGCGTGCTGCGCATTGACCTCCTGCCGACGCTCGCCGAGCAGATTGTGCCGGGCAGCGTGCGCTTTGCGATTGGCGGCGAGGTGTATTTTGATCGCCGGGGCGAGCTCTACTGGCGGCTGGACACCAGCAGCGGTGCGGCGACGCGCATCGGCTCTATCGACTACCAGAGCGGCATTGCCACCGTCGAGCAGGCGCCCGCAGGGGCGCTGACGCTCTTGGCGCTCGCCGGTACCGTCTCCGCCAACCCGGTCGACACCGCCGTATGGCGCATCCCTGCCTCGCCCATCCGCCCGGCATCCCTGCAAATCACCGCCACCCCATTAACCGGCGGCCAACTCAACGTGCGCGCCGACAACGGCGGCAAAATCAGCGGCGGCAACGTTGAGGGCAGTATCGACTACGAGACCGGCGTCGTCCGCGTCCGCTTTGGCAAGTGGGTGGTGGCGGCGGGCAACGAAAGCAAATACTGGTACAACCCCGACGCCGTGCGCGACGACGGCAAAATCTGGCAACCGGCGCAGGTGTATGCCGACACCATCCTCTACAACGCCGTCTCCTACACCTACCTGCCACTCGACACCTCGGCCATCGGTATCGACGCGGTGCGCCTGCCCGCCGACGGCCGTGTGCCCATCTACCGGCGCGGCGACATGATCGTCATCGGCCACCGCCTCAGCGATGACCTCGGCAGCGCGCATACCGCCGGGCAGACGGTGCGGCTCTCGCGCGACCACATTGACAGCCTCTGCCTGCGTGACGCCAAAAATCGAGCCATCGAGGCCAAGTGGTACGACTACGACCTCGACGCGGGGACCCTGACCTGGGCGACACCGCTCGACCTCTCTGCCTATCAGATGCCGATAACAGCCCACCACGCGACAGAAGAAGAAAACCGGGTCATCGTCGCCGACATTGACGGCACCTTGCAACTGCAATTTCCGGTCGGCCGTGACTATCCCAAAGAAGACACCTACGTCTCCAGCGCGCTCATCGGCGGCGATTTGGAGGTGCGCCACAGCCCGCCGTGGTCGCAAAAACTCTTTGACAACGTCTGGTCGGATGACCCTAGAGGCGACGCCATCACCGCCAAACTCAACCTCAAAGACTACCCGCTCGTCCTGACCGATGACGGTGCGACCACCGACCGCTGGGCCATCGTCTGGCGCGACGGCACGCAGTTTGACCTCTACAGCGAGGCGCTCGGCTTTGTCGGCCGCTTTGACGCGCTGCAAGACCTCGCGCCGATTAACGCTGCCACCGGCAAGCCGTACTTTGTCCTGAAAAAGGGCGCGTTTGGCATCAACAACGGCGCATCGCCGTGGGCGGTCGGCAACGCGGTGCGCCTCAACACCTACGGCACCCACCTCGGCGTCTGGGTGCTGCGCGCGGTGCAGCCCTCGGCGAGCAAACAGACCGAGACCGACGGCTTCACCATGTGCCTGCGCGGTAACACCGTCGAAATCTAAATCACCACGCGGCGAACCATATTAACCGTGCGGTTAAAAAGGTCGCACGCACATCAAAACCAACAAGGAACCCGAATGTACGCCAACAACCTCGAAATGCCCGTCACGCTGTATCGCTCAACCGACGATGACGCCCCGGCGCTGACCAAAAGCAACCTCTCCCTCATCCTCAAAGCCTGCCTGGTCACCGGCTACGGCAGCAAGCCCGGCGCGGGCTGGACGATGCCCTACGAGGACGCCGCCGCCAGCAAGCGCGTCTTTGCCCCCGCGAAAAGCGGCGAGCTGGACAGCTACCTGCGCGTCGCCGACCAGACCGGGGTGAGCCGCGTCGCGGCCTACCGGCAGATGAGCGACATAGACAACGGCGAGGCCATATTGGAGCTTGCCACCCCCTACAAACATGGGCAGAGCAAACGATGGAGTGGGCGCTGGGTGGTCGTCGCCTCGGCGCGCAGCGTCATCGTCTGGGTGGAGGGCGGCTACGACAGCCCCGGCCGCAATGGCATGATGCTCTACTACGGCGACACGACGAGCACCGACAACGGCAGCCGCGCGCTGTTGCTCGCCCACAGCGGTGGCACATACAACGACGGCTCGCACAGCAGCATGTTTTTTGACGCCAGCTCCTCGGCGAGCGCCAAGGCGAAAAGCTACCGCGACGACGGCGGCACGCAGGCGCAGGACTTTTTCAGCCTGTTTACCCCGCCGCGCGAGACGACGGGGCAATACGTCGCGCCGGTGCTGCTGCAACGTGGCGAGCGCCTCTATGCGGTGCCGGGCGTGCATACCAACACCCGCGCCGCCGATAATCTCGCCCTGATTGATGATGAGGGGGCGCAATACATCATCCTGCACAGCTACGGCTGGGCAGACCTCAACAAATCCTTTGCCCGCCTCGTGGTGCGCACCGACAAATGGCGGTACTGACATGCTGTTAGAGCCGCATTACATCCCCGACCACCGCGCCTACATGGCGGGCAGCGAGGACGGCATCGTTACCGTCGGCGGCGCGGCGGGCATCGGCAACATCTACGTCTTTGACGCCGAGACCTTGCTGTTGCAGCAGCAGACACGCTCCCTGCCCAACGGCCACTACCTCGTCCCCTACCTCAACCCAGCGCGGCGTTACCTCATCATGGGACGCCATCCACAGAGGCAGTACGAGCCCATCTGCTACGACGACCTCAAACCCGCCACCGCGCTGACGCTGGCGGAGCAGGCGCAACTGTGGGCGGCATGGCAGTTGTAGGGTGGGTCTTGACCCACCGCGCAGCGGCAAGGATAACCACACATGGCGACGCTCAAACCTGACCGCCTCCCCCTCACCCTCGGCGAACATACGAGCGGCCGCGACACCGCCCGCCTGCCGCTTGCGCTTGACCGGCAAGGCGGCATCACCCCGCCGCCACCCAAACCGCCACCGCAGGCCAAAGTGGTGCGCATCAGCAGTTGCAGCGGGGCGCGGGTGGCGCCGACGGTCGACATTACCGCCTGCCTGCCCGCGCTGGGACAACCGGCGCCCACGTCCAACTGCCTGCCCGCCAATATCCGCCCGGTGGTGGACGTCGGCTTGTGCCAACGCCATGCCATCACCCCGGTGCCGAGCCTCGGCAACTGCCAGGCGACGCGCATTAGCGCCAGCTACCGCATCACCAACTGCCAGCGCATCAGCATCGGCGGCAACCCCGCCATCGCCAACTGCGCCGCCCCACGCAGCACCGCCGCGGTCGCCATCAAAACCTGCACCGTGGCAATCACCGCCGCCGCGCCCGCCTTGCGAGGCTGCGCCGCGCCACGTGTCAGCATCGCACCGCTGCTGGTGAACTGCACGCGGCAACACGGCTGGGGCTTGCCGCTGCGTGCCTGCCAACCGGTGCGCTACCAACGCGCGGTGCGCCCGCCCTGCGAGTATTACCCCATCCCGCTGCCGCCACCGCCGCCCGACCTCTCTCCCTGCCGCATCCGTCCGCCGTCCGACCGCCTGCCGCTACCCTTTGCCCGCCGCCGCATAAGCCGCGACAGCGCCCGCCTTGCCCTACCGCTGCGCTGCTGGCACGACGGCGACACCAACGACCTGCCCATCCTCCCCGGATACATCATGCACAACAAGATTACCGCCGACATCAATGGCGAGCCGCTCGACCTGCTCGCCCTGAGCCTCACCACCGACACAGCCTCCTACTGCTGGCAGGGCGACATCACCCTCTCGCCCGCCAGCTTTGTCAAACTCAAGATTGACCAACGCGCCGCGGGCGACGAGGCCGTCATCACCCTGCGCATCAATGGAAACCGCTGGGACATCCTCGCCGAGGACTACCGCGACACCCGCAAATTTATCGGCCACAGCTACACCGTCACCGGGCGCAGCATCACCGCCAAGCTGGGCGCCGACTACGCCAAGGGCAGACACAGCAAGTACGACGCCGCCCGCTACGCGCGACAAATCGCCGACGAGCAGCTCAACCTGCTGCCCTACCGCATCGCCGCTTGGGAGGCGGTGGACTGGCTCATCCCCGGCGACACCTACACCGTGAGCGGGCAGACGCCGATTGAGGTCATCGCCGACCTCGCCAGAGCGGCCGGGGGCTTTGTTGAGAGCCACCCCTACGAGGCGCAGCTCTTTGTCCGCCCGGTGTGGCGGCAACCCGCATGGGGCAAACCCACCCCGGCACTCACCATCCCTGCCAACCTCATCCTCTCCGTGTCTGGCCAGCGCCGCATCAGCGAGCGCTGCAACGCGGTACGCCTGACGCCTGCGGCCGAGCAAATCGGTGGTGCCAAGGCCAAGGGTGGGCTGGTCTATCGTGAGGGCACCGACCAACAGCCGGAGGCCTCCACCCTGACCCACGCCGCCTACACCGACACCGACGTCATGCGCGCCGCGGGCATCCATGCCTTGAGCGAGACCGGCACGCACAAAATCGAAACCGTGCAACTGCCGTGGGCGGAAAAATACCAGCTGCCGCTGGCAAGCCTCGGCGCGGTGTGGGCATTTGCCGAGGCCGGACAGACCTGGCAGGGCGTCATCAAGGGCGTATCGGTGGCGGTCGAGCTGGACGGCGGCGCGCCGGTGGTTACGCAGACCGTCACCATTGATCGCTATCTGGGAGATTAAGCCATGAGCAACATCCGCCAACAACTGATTGACCTCATCAACCCGCGCCACCGCGCCGTCGCCAAGATTGTTGGAGGCAAGGGCGCGGACACGTGGGTAGGGGAGACCCCATCCGGCGGCGTGGTGGTTATCACCGGGCAGACGCAAATCGGCGAGAGCGTCTATTTTGACGCCGTGACCCTGCGCATCGAGGGCAAGGCGCCGGATTTGGAGTGGCAGGAAATCAGGGTCTAACGCCGAACTCTGGGCACCCGCCTAATCAGGTCGGCGAGGTGTGAATCTTCCAAAATCTACGTCATATTTACGCCATTAAAAAGCATACCCAAGTTATTTACATATTAAAACAGTAAGATAATTTATCTATCAATCCAATCCAGCATCGGCGCCACGCAGAAACGGTGTGGGTCTATGATTTCAAAGGTTTGCATAAATTTCCTTTTGTTTTAATAGGGTATGGCGTTTTCTTCTTGTTGTTTAGGCGCGTTTAAGCGGGTTTATTTGCGTTTTGACGCTTATTTGTTACACCATATTTACGCCACGATTTTATTGGAGGAATGGCGTAAATGGGGACTATCACAACACGGAAAACGAAGGCGGGGAAAATACGCTATCGCGCTGAGATTCGCAAAAATATTACTGGCTATCCGCCGTTCTCGGAGAGTAAGACGTTCTCGAAACAGTCAGCGGCGGAGGCATGGTTGCGCAAGCGCGAGACGGAGATTGACGAAAACCCGGATATTATGAAGGGGCGCAAGTCGGTTATGCTGCTTGGTGAAGCCATCGACCGATTTTTGTCGGAATCTGGGGAACATTATGCGCGCACGGTGCGTCTGACGCTAAAGACTCTGAAGAATATGCCGATTGCGGCGCTGGATATTACTAAGATGTCGCGCAGCGATTTCGCTGATTTTGCCACCGCACGCCGCGCGGGATGTGCGGGTTATGAGCCGGTTTCTGGCGCAACGGTGTTACAGGATTTGCGCATGATGCGAGTTGTTTTGAACCGAGCGGAATTGTTGTGGGGTTATCCAGCGGCATTGCATGAGTTTGACCGTGCGCTTGAGGGGTTGATGAGATCCCGCGTCGTCCACTCTTCGAGGCAGCGCGACGTCTTGCCGTCAGCAGATGATTTGCGCCGTTTGACACTGTATTTTTATCGGGATTGGCTGGCCGGGAAAACAATTATGCCTGTCCACTTAATTATGTGGCTGGCTATTTATACGGCGCGCCGCGAGGCGGAATTAACTTGTTTGGATTTGCGTGATTTTGACCGCGATTCGTTAGCGTGGACGGCTCGCGATTTGAAATCGCCGTATGGCTCCGAGGGCAACCATAAGGCTTTTGCGGTTTTGCCGCAGGTGCTTCCTTTGGTGGATTTGTTGTTATCGCCGCTGTATCGCAGCAGAATGCCCGGCGATGAGAATTTGTTGTTGCCGCTCAATCCGCGTTCTATCGCCAATCGTTTTCGCAAGGGGCGGCGGGCTTTGGGTATTAGTGAGGATATTTGTTTCCACACGCTACGCCATGAGGGGCTTACCCGCCTTGCAGAAGATGGCTGGTCGATTCCGCAGATGCAGACGGTCTCTTTGCACGGCAGTTGGTCAAGTCTGCAACGTTATGCCAACCACCGTCGCAAGCGCGACCGAGTGGATTGGGCAGATATTGAGTTGTCATGAATGTAGGTTCGTGAAGTCTTTTTGCGCTTCTTTGTGCTGCGCGTCTATCCATCCTGCCAGCGCGCTGATGTGGACGAAGTACGGCGCTTTGCGGGATGGGTCTATTTTGAAGACTGGGAACGGCAACTCTTGCGCCGCCGCTTTGCGGGCAAGTTGCTGCACGGTGACGTGGGGGAAATAGTCCTCGCGCACAATGTCCAAACGTGGAGTCGGTGTTTGGTATTTGATGAGCAGGGCGCTCGTTGTATCAATTATTTTCATGCTTCGCTCCTCTGCCATGCAGCGGGCAGTATTTATCCAGCCAAAAGCCGAACCGTTCTTCGCCCATGATTCCTTTGCCCCGCGCGTTGTCATACACGGGGCAGGTGCAGCCTTGTTCGATTGCTTCGTCGCTGCCGGGGTTTGGTGTGGTCATGGTGACTCCCATTTCATTTCTGGTTGCATTTTTCTGTGGTGCTTCACGTTGTGCGTTGTTGTGCATGGTATTTTTCTTTTCATCGCTCATGTTTTGCTCCTGTTATTCGGGAACCGCTTACGGCGGCAAGTCGGCATCCTCACAGGCCGATACCTAACCTGCGGATGCGGCGGCGGTTGTTTCAAGCCGCAGACACTCGCCGCTTGTCTGCGTCCGCATTTGCCCCTGCGGCAGGGTGTGAGTTATTCCCTTTGTTTCAACTGTTGAGCAATAACAGAGCGGTCATCATCGCTCAGATAGTGCATGGCGTACTTGTCCTGTAATTCCTGCCACTCGGCAGGCGTCAGCCCCATCGCATCTACTAGCGCCGCCAGGTCGTATCCGTCACGGTGATGGGCATAGCCAAGCAGTTGCGCTTCGGCCAGTCCCAACTGGTGTTCGTCGGTCATTTCTCCTTCTATCGGATAATGGCGCAAGGAATTGAAAGAATCTTCTTCATCTATCGGGTCAAATTCACCCACGAAGAACGGTATCTCTACCCCGGTGTCGTCTGCGTATTCCCAAAGACCGTGCTGCTCATCGGGTTTGTTCTGCCACGCCGCCACTTGTCCGGTATCGTCTGTCGCCACCCATTCATGGTCTGATGGGATGCTGATTTTCACGCCGAAGTATTCGACTGCACGCATGGGGCGCGGTTTGAAGTTTTTGAGTTTCATTTCTGCACCTCACGCAGGCTATCGTGCCATTCCTTATTGGCGGTATTCTCGCTGCGCCAACCTACATCACACGCTCTACTCCTGTTACACGTTGTCCACACGCCGCCCGAGTCGCTATTCAAATCCACTTCCGGTTGTTCTTCATATACCCACACTCTGCCATTACTATCCATACCGATAAACTTCGCCCACTCGGGAATGACAAGCTCGCTACCGTAATAATTACGAACAAGGAGACTGTTATCTTCGAGGTATGCGGATTTCTCTACCCCGATAAAGAGCTTCGTCGCTGACTTCACCCTCGCCGCCAACGCCACAAGAAAGTCCTCGCTCGCCACAGTATCCACACCCGAATGCTTACGGAACCCCGCCCACTGTTCGGCGTTGAGGAGCGTCCCGAACGGTAAGGCTTCCATAACGTTACACAAGGCTTTCTCTTTCAGGATATCGCCTGCTTCCAGCCGCGCGTACTCCACAGCTATCCTGGTTTTGAAAGCAAGCATCCATTCCTGCCCCTCGCCTCCGCAGTATGTCAAGGTATCCTTCCAGCTTTCATTCGGGTCGAAAGTAACCACTACCATTGGGTGGCAACCAGGCACACCTCGCCAAATCCCCTTGTCCTCCACAGGAACCGGTTTAATATTGTAAGCAAAAACCTCTCCATCACTGTCGGCTGCGAGATACACCGCACCAGCATTAACGCGCAGGATATTCCCGTAGAACAGGACGATTTTTTGTTTGAAATCGAATTTCATATTAAACTCCTTTGTAAATTTCAAGCCATTCTCTCGGCAAAAGCTATTGCGGCATAGAGCTCGCTGTCAGTTTTCCAGTCGTTCATAATTTCCTCTCTTCAACCGTAGACGTAATGTCTACGGTTGGTTCTCTGCTATTTTCTGTATGCCAAAATCGCAATACTCGTTGCCGTCTTCTTCCCATTCGCGCGTAATGACGGCTCTGTGGGTAATGACGCCAACGCGGATGCCTTCTGTCTCCGGCGGCCATATGCCTTCTCTGGCTATGTCGCGCATGTCTTCCAGGATTTCCACCGCCATGCGCAATGCTTCTTCTTCACTCGCAAATTCGTAGTATTCGTTGTTACCCGTATCGAAGACGAAGTATTCGGGTTTGGCATCAGGTATGGTTTCTGTTGTCATGATTCTTTCCTTCTGATTCGATGACGGTTGGGTTTTCGCGGTGTCAGAACGGAATCGTTGGATCGTCGAAGTCGTCCTGCGCTGGCGGGTTGTATTGCGGCGCGTTGTTCTGTTGTGGCTGCTGATGGCCTTGCCCACCGCGTGAACTGTGGTCATCATGACCACGGTTGCGCGCTTCTTTCTCTGCTTTCGTCGTCAGCATCTTTAGCTCGCGCACGTGGATTTCGGTGATGTAGCGGTCGTTACCGTTCTTGTCCTGATATTTCCGCGTCTGGATTTTGCCGTCGATGTACAGTAGGTCGCCGACGTCCACATAGCGCCCGATGATTTCTGCCAGCGGGTTATAGGCGACGCAGTTGAACCATTCGGTTTTTTCTCTCGGCTGTCCGCTCTGTTTGTCATTCCATTTTTCCGTCGCCGCCACGGTGAAGTTGGCAACGGGGTCGCCGTTTGGCATGTAGCGCACTTCGCTTTTGCCCACGCGGCCGATAATTTCTGCCCGGTTCAGCATGTTTGTTTCTCCATTTCTGCTTCCAGTCGCGCGACAAAGGCGCGCAGGTGTTTTTCTAGCGCGGCGATGATTTTTTCGTCGCGCTTGACGTTCAGTATCCACGTGGTCTGCGGGGTGTAGCCGGGGTGGTAGCTGACGAAGTCCCAGCTATCGTAGCCCGTTACCAGCAGCCCGCCTTGTACTTGCAGCAGGTATTCCCGTGGCATGACACCTTCGAGGATGTAGCGAATATGGGTGGACAACTTCGGGCTTTTAATTTCCAGACCACGGCGCAGCTCCGGCATGATTCCGTCGGGGGATGCCATGACGCTGCGGCTTTCGTCGAGGTACACGCCGCCGATCTGGGTAACGCTGTTGCCGGTGGCAAACTCGTAGGCCAGTCGCGCCTGTGGTTCGAGTTCGCTGCCGCGTGTCATGTCGGCGCTGGTGTAGCTGTCGGCAGGCTGCCCGGTGATTCGTTCGGCGATGAGTTCGGCGAGGTAGGCGGTGGCCTGTTCGCTCGCGGCTCCGCTGTTGGTCATGATGCGTTTGTACTGGCTGGCGGTCGGGATGCCGAGGCGCGCTTGGCGCCAGGCATCGCTTCCTTGTTCGCAGTCGAGGGTGATGAGGTTCATAGCGGGATGTCCTCGCCGGGTTCGTAGCCTCCCTCCGGTGCGGTTTCTGCTTCGGGCTGCACCGGGGCAGGCGGTTCGGCGGCCGGGGCGTGTTTGCGCAGCGTGGCGATGATTTCGTCCGCCTTCTTCGCCGCCATGTCTTCCATACGGGCGGCGCCAACAAAGGCCAGCATCTTCCCTTCTTCTTTCCCGGTGCGTGACAGCAGGTCGCGCAGTTCGGCGATTTGTTCGTCGCTGGCCAGCACTTCAGCAACGGCCGGGCGTGGCGCATCGGCGGTGCGCTCGGCTTCGTCCGGGTCGGCGATGCCGGAAAATCCGAAGGCGTAGCGTGCCGCCTGGATGGTCGCTTTGTGGCGCAGCATCCGGTTTGGCCATTGTCGCCACGGGTCGGTGTTACGTTTGCACTCGTCCATGTATTCGGTCATTTCCACCGGGTGCGTCCGGTCTTTGCGGTAGATGCGGCAGGTAACGGCGCGCAGGGCACCGCTGTCATCGAGGGTGTCGCGAAACTCCATGCCGTCAAAATCCGGGTGGCTGTTGATGATTTTCAGCCAGCCGTCAATGGACACGATGGGTTGCACGCCGCCACCTTTCGCCGGGAAGGCGTAGATTTCTTTGGTGATCGGATTGAGCTTGTACTCTTTCGCCACCATGAGAAACGCGGTGATTTGTTCGGGGCGCACATTCGGCGAGGGCATGATGGTGCTGGCCAGCACGTCGCTGAAGGCTTTGATGTCTGTCGTGCCTGCAATGGCGGCAACGGCACTTAGTACGTCATGGGGGACTGGCAGATTCATGTTCAGGCTCCTCGGTTCAGTTTGATTTCCGCGCGCAGGCTGTTCTTCAGGTTGTTGGCAACCGCCTTGGCGTTGGTGAGGGTGGTGTTCATCTTCACGGTGATGATGTACTCCAGCACCGGTTCGTCGTGCGTCGGCTCTGGCATCGGTTGGGGTTCTGTTGTCGCTGCGGTTCCCGCCTTCGCCCGTTCTTCTGCTGCTATTTTTTCGCGTAGTTCCGCCTCTGCTTTGGCGGCGGCTTCTGCTTCGATGCGCGCTTTTTCTGCCGCCTGGCGCTCGTCGTCGGCGGCGATACGCGCAGCGATGGCATCCTCAAAGCCTTTTTCCAGCGTCAGCAGGTCATCAAGGTCGGCGAACAGGTGCAGGCGGTCGGCAGGGATTTGTGCATAGCGCGCTTGCATGTACGCTTCGGTTTTGCCGATGAGTGTCGTCCAGTTCGCCAAGACTTCGGCGCAGCCCTTCTCTAGTCCGGCAAGTGTTTTTTTGCCTTTGGTCGCTTCGGCCAGCACACCGTCCAGCTCGTCAATGCGCAGCACTTTGCGCATCGCTGCTTGCAGGCGGGCATCGCATCCGGCAAGCGCTTTGTGGATGCCGTCACGGGTGCGGCTGGTGATTTCTTCTTTGACTTTTGCCTTCTGCGCTTTCACTTGTTTGTCGAGGTCGAGGCGGGTTTTGGCGAGCAAGGCGATAATTTCGCTGGTGGTGTCCAGCAGCTTTTTCACGTCCGCCGCTTCGGATAGCGCGGCTTCCTGCGCGGCTTTGATGGCGTCTTCCGCCGCCTTGAAGTCCTTGACCTGTTGCTCTGCGGTAGCAAAGTCTTCGTCGGTCTTGAGGTCGGTGTTTACTTTTGCGACCTCGGCGCGGACGCTTGCGGCCACGTCGTCAATGTTGCTGGCGACGATGGCAGATTGGATTTTCAGGATGATTTCGGTGTTCATGCGGTTTTCCCTTCGATGAGTTTGTTGATAGCGGCATAAAGCTGTTCGGGTGTGCCTTCTGCCAGGATTCTTTCGTAGTTGTCGCCGTGTTGTTTGTTGTAGTGGTTCAGGAATAGATAGCAGGACGGTTTGTCATCGCTGCTGTAGTTCAATACGGTCATTTGCAGCCATCCTTCCGGGTTGATGAAGTCCGCCTCGGCTTCCTCTGCCCGGTAGGTGATTTCGCTGATGTCGTAGTGGTCGGCGAGGCGTTCATAGGCGCGTGTGGCAATTTCACCGTGCAGTGTTTTCAGGGCGTTCATGCCGCTTTCCTCCCGTTGAGGTATTCCCGCACGGCGACGCCCAACTCCCCTATGGTTCCGCCTTCGAGTAGTTTGTCCTTAAGTACCGGCTCGTCACCTTTGCTGTAGGTGCGGGCGTGGCAATGGAAAACACCGTTATCCCGTCGATAGATCTCGATGCTTATGGATTCATCGCCGCGATGGGCTGATATGCAAGAGAAGCCTTTCATGTAGCTGATGTCCAGGTAATCGCAAGTTTCGCCAAGCGGAATGGCAACCCGGCGAGCTTCTTTTGCCAAATCGGTGTTCATGATGTTCATTTGTTTGCTCCAAAGTAATTGCGGCAGGCAGTGATTTCGTCTTTGTCCAGGTCAGGGCGCGCGCATTGTTCGCGCACCCAGGCTTCATGCGCCGCGCTGTGCGGGTCAAATTCAAGGTCTTCCGCCGCTTCTGGCGGCATCCATGCCAGCACCAGCAGCAGGGCAATGAGGGCAAGCGCTTCAAGGATGTTCATGGCTTTTCCTTTTCCAGCAGGTGAATATTCAGGGTTGATACAATGGCCGCCAGCAGCGCAAAGATGGCTGTGATTCTCAAACTACGGTTTTGATTCTGGAGTTCCCGCATGGCTTCGTGGCAAGGGTTGATGACGGTTGTCGGCGCGCTCGGCACGTTTCTGGTTGCAGCACTCACGCTCGTGTTGTCGCTGACGAAAACAAAAAGTAAAGTCGAGCAGGCGGAAGCCGTCGTCAGTATGTTGATGCTCTTTCTGATTTTCCTGGCGATGGGTGCCCCTTTCCGTTGGGCGTTTCCCGTTGTGTTGGGTATCAATGCGCTTGTCGTGTCGCTGTTTTTCATGTTCAAACCCCGGTTAAGCCGGATTGATTTCGTGATTCTTGCCGCCATTTGGCCGCTGTTCTTCTCGTCGCTCTCGTTGCTGCGCTGATTTCATGCGGCCTCCCGGTCTTCAGCGCGGGCAATCAGCCATTCGCCGTAGGCTTCGTCCGCTTCTTTTTGCAGGTCGCGCCAGGGGTTGTGCCGTTCGATGGCGTCTGCCAACTCATCGGGAAGGTCGCCGTAGTCGTCGCTGTCATCGTCATCCTCAAAGCAGTCGGAGAAATCCAGCCGTTCCAGTTCCTTGCCCTGTTCGTCGCAGATAATGACGGTGTAGCCTTCCGCTTTGACGAGGGTGTACGGGCTTTCTACGTCCGTGTATTCCGCAGGCTCTTCAAGAGTGGCGTTGCGAATGAGGCTTTGTCCGTAGTAGCGCCATACCCAAATGCCGTCTTTGGCAGGCTGCCAGCCAAAGGTGTCATCCAGCTTCGCGGCCAGCGCTTCAAGGTTCAGTGTGTTCATCTTGTGCTCCATCGTGTTCGTTTTGATGGGGGTATTTAACTACTTTAGGTAGGTTTATGCAATACTCAAAGTAGTTTATTTCACTACTTTGCTAATCTATAAAGTGTTTTTGTGGGTTGGCGCAAAAAAAACCGCCTCACGGGCGGTCAAATCTTCAGGGCAAGAAAAAACCCCGCACGGGCGGGGTTGCTCAATGATTGGGTTGGGGAATATTCCCAAAATAAAGGGAATATTCCAACAAAATGCCGCAGTTATGCGGGTTTGCGGGGTTGGGTAGTGGTCAAATCTTCAGGCACAAAAAACCCCGCACGGGGCGGGGTTTGTGGGGATTCTATATTATGCAGTTTGCGCCAAGGCTTCCTGCCTGCGCACATGGATAGCTTCGGCAATGCTCTTCTGTACTTCACGGCTGCCACCTGCAAGGCGCAGTTTTCGCACCAGTGCCTCATAGCCGTAAAACATGACCAGTACCCCGATGCTCTCATCAGCAAACGATTTGGACAGGTACTCTACCCCATCAAGGGCAACCGTCACGGTAGCCACGTTGCTGTCTTGCAACAAGGCGGCGATAGCGTCGCGGTATTCCCGTGCCGCTTCGCGCGAAGAAAGGCTGCCTGCCGGGAAGCGTATCGTATTATTCATACCTGAATCCCCCACTTATAATTTCAAGAATCTGATTTACATCGTTATTTTCAGCATCTCCCGCTGTCTTGCCAAGGCCGTCAAGGTAAAGGCGGCATGAGATTATAACACCCGGCCACGTCCAGACAGCTTGTTGCACAGAATCTTCATGTCCGGTTCTGTCAATACTGTACACCGTATCGCCAGAAGCGATTTCCAGCTCACCATGATGATTCTTCACCAGCTTGACCAGTTCCGCCAGCCCAAAACCCTGATGGTGGTTCTCTTCACGGTGCAGCGCGCTATTTCCCATGGGATTGCCGATAAAATCATCCGGCAACGACTGGATAAAATCATCGTGTTTCATCCGCTTTTGCTTTTCTTTGACAGAAGAATTGCCTTCCTGCAAACACCAATGAATTGCGGCTGTATGTGATTCTGCATCAATTCCTGCATTTTGCAGCACAGAAAGGAACCCGCCGCCCAGGTCGGCAACGGCAAATTCAATGCTTTTTCTCTTGCCATAGTATTGTGCCATGGAAAATCCGGTAGATTTCCCGTGTGACCAAACATTGTCATGCAATTCACCAATCACATGATTGAGTGCGGTTTTGCTGGCAGGCGGTATATCGTGGGGCAGATTACTGTTAATGCAGGATTTGAGCTGGTTATTTGCCGCATTGACAGCATAAGGGGTTTCCAGTTTGGCCAGAGTAGCATAGCGGTTCCCCTTATTTGGTCTCTGCCAGTTGTCCGTCATGCCCCATAATTTTTCATAAACACCGATGGTGCGCAGATAGCTTTCCGCATCGCTTTCGATACTGGAAATAAAATCTTTTTCATAATGGTATTTTTCCACTACGGCAGACAGCAAAACAATATCGGCAGGCGCAAAGAATCCGCGTGCGCCATATCCTCCTTGTATCCGGTATTCATGGCATTGCCGGAGTTGCACATCTAAACTCATATTCTGTTTCCTTCTGCACCCTGATTGGCGAAGCTGCTCGTACCGCATGGGCGAACGGTATTGCTGCCAATGTCAAAATAAATATTGTCGCTTTCATTTCTTACTCCGCCTAATTTAATACTGACCAGGTAAACACCCGCCCGATAATTATGATTTCTTCGATAGATACAAACTCGTCCGGGTATTCCACATTGTTATAACTGCTGATTTTTACTTGTCCTCCTGGAAGGCGGTACAGGATTTTGACGCGGAATAAATCGTCATGCCGGAAGGCATATATTTGTCCGTCCTTGATTCTGGTGTCGTCAAAATTCACGCCGATGGTTGCACCTGGTGGCAATACAGGCTCCATGCTGTCGCCCTCAACCGTGAAGCACATGGCGCGGTCGGGGTTTACACCGAGACGATACAGGGTAGCTTTGGCAAATGGCAGTTTGTAATCGTTGTAGTCTTCCATCTCTACGCTGCCAGCGCCGCCCCTGAAAACCACTTCCTTTTTGAAGCGGATGTAGCTGAATTCATCTGACGGCAGCGGGTCATTGCTGCTCCAAGTGCGGTAGCGTCCGGGGTCGCTGATATTGTTGTCTGGTTTGTGTAGTGGCGTTGGCACGTTGTTATGGACTCCCCCTGGTTCAATGGGAGTAACGAGGGCGGGAATGTTCTCCTCTGCTACCGGCTGCGGCGCGGCGTCCGGGGTGCCAAACTCCAACTGGATGCGGCTAACACCCAATGCCTGTGCCAGCTCATCCATGAAACGCGGGCGCACGGTCAGCCCGTTTTCGATTTTGTAAATCGTAGCCTGTCCTTTTCCCAGTTTTTCTGCCAGCTCTGCCTGCGTCATCCCTGCACGCTCCCGCAGAATCCTGACGTTTTCAGCAAGGCTCATCTGCGCCACCTTTGTTTATTACAAGCAAGTAACAAAGTACCACCAAAAGTGTTCTTGCACAAGCTACTTAAACGTTTTCAGCATCTACTTTAGGTAGTATAATCCCACCACTTTAACGACAGGGACACTACTTATATGAATCCAAGTGTGAATATTGTGAAGGTGGCAATGGCCGCCTCTGGTGCGCGTACTCAAATTGAGTTCGGGCAAATGCTTGGTAAAAGCAAGGCTGCCGTGGGCAAGTACGTTCAACAAGGGCGGTTTCCCCTTTCCGTTGTTCTTCAGGTTGAGGAATTGTCGGGGATTCGTCGCGACAGGCTCGCACCTGAATTTTTTGAAGGTTACGTCTTGGCTGAACCACGCGCCGATTTGCTACGCGAAAAAACCGAGCATTACCGCGAAGCTGAAGCGGAGGGCTGACCGTGTCCGCGAATCAAGAAGAAAGCAGGCTGCTGCTGCGCCTGCCGGGCGCGCTCAAGGAGCGGCTGAAGGCACAGGCAGAGAGAAACCGGCGCTCGCTCAACAGCGAGATTGTCGTGATTTTGGAAAACCAGACCGGAGAAAAGAAATGAACTTGCTGGAACCTGTAGATGCCCGCGATTTTGCGGAAATCAAACGCGAAAACAACGGAAAAGAAGTGATTGCCGCCTTGAATATTATCAAGGCAGCGCACCGGGAGGGGCTGAATTTGGGCGCGCTTATCCGCAACCTGACTGCGCTTGGCACGGGAAACGGGGCGCCCTTTGGCATTTATCCGTTCAAGGATTGATTGTGCTGCCGTTCCAAATCCTGAATCAGGTTGAACATTCCCTTGACAGCCTGAACGTACCCGTCCTGCTCGTAAGTAACCGCGCTTGGCAGTTCCCTTCTGGTAAAGGCGAGGTAATGCTCTTCGCCGATGGCGGCTTTGTTGATTCTGAATTCTGCCATGGCAACGGCCAGCTTCATTTTTTCTTCAAAGTTCATGCCGAGCTTCCTTGTGTTGAGGATGGTATCAGCATGATAGCAGAAAGGGTGCGGGCTGCCAGCAAAAAAAAACCGCCCGGAGGCGGCGAAGGATTTTTATGAATGAAAACTTTCAAGGAGTAACAGTATGAACCCGTTATTAGCACAACACAAGCAAAACCTGACGATGACCAGCCGCGATATTGCCGAGCTGGTCGAATCCCGTCATGACGACACCAAGCGGTCTATCGAACGCCTTGCCGAGCGCGGGGTTATCGAATTACCGCCATTGGCGGAAATTCCCACGGCGACTAAGCCCGTGCAGGTTTATGTCTTTTCCGGCGAGCAGGGCAAGCGCGACAGCATCGTGGTCGTCGCACAGTTGTCGCCGGAGTTCACAGCGCGGCTGGTTGACCGCTGGCAGGAATTGGAAGCGCAGTTTGCCGCGCCCGCCCTGCCCGATTTTTCCAACCCGGCCGAAGCGGCGCGGGCATGGGCGGCGCAATACGAGCAGCGGGCAGCGCTGGAGGCGAAGGTCGCGGAAGACGCGCCGAAGGTGGAGTTTTATCACGACGTAACCGGCAGCGACAGCGTGATTGATATGGCAACGGTCGCCAAAGTCCTGAACCGTGGCATCGGGCGCAACCGCCTTTTTGCCTTCCTGCGCGATGAGGGCGTGCTGGATAGCCGCAATGCGCCCTATCAGCGTTTTATTGATATGGGATGGTTCCGCCAGGTGGAAACGAAATGGCAGAAGCCAAACGGCGACTGGCAGATTGGCATCAAGACGGTGGTGTTTCAAAAAGGCGTGGAAGGCATCGCCCGCCTGCTGGACAAGAAGGAGGCGGCATGAGCTGGCTGTATGACGAGGCACCGCCGCGTGGGCGGTTTGTCGCGCTGTATGACGACGGCAGCGGTGCGGCGTTGTTTGTCTGGAGCGACGACGGGCATTTGTTTGACGCCGATGGCGACGACCACGGCGTGATGGAAGGTTGGGAACTGGAGGAGTGGTTGTATGAGAGTGGCCATTGTGGCTGTACGGCGTTGCCGGAGGGGTATGCCGTGGGTTTTGGGGTAACGACTACATCGGCGCGGGATACGCGCTGGCGCTTTGTCGAGATGCCCGCGCGTGGCACGCGCTTTGTCGCGCTACGCAAGGACGGCCGCGGGGCGGAGGTGTTTTTTCGCACGCCGATGGGCGCGGTGATGGACACCGATGGCAATGAGCGCTTGCCCGCATGGGCGACCGATGCCGCGCTGGTGTCGTGGTTTGGGGATGCGGGGTTTGCTTTTTGGCTGCCCCTGCCGGACGGGCTGAAATTGTTTTTTGAGGAGGTGCGGGGATGAGTATGTTGCTTTCTACGTTTTTTGTGCCTGAAGCGGCATTGGAAGAAATCAATGATTGGTCAAAGGAGCAGATTGTCGCCTACCTGATTCTATGTTCTGTATCCGGTATGGATTATGACTACGGTTTGTTGCACGGAATGCTGAAAAAAACGGGGATGAAGCCGGAAACGTTTTTCGCTGCGTTGTCTTCCCTTGATATTGATTATGACGAGGTAAAGCGGGAGCGGGAAGCAATGAATAACCGTCAGCGCAGCCTGCCCCGTCGCAAGACTGAAACGCTGTATGTGTATTTGGTGAGAAACCCGGAAAGCGGGCTGCTCAAAATCGGGATTACCGGCAATCTTGCGCGACGGTTCAAGCAAATCGCGCAGGGGCAACGCTGGGAAGTGGAAGTTGTCAAAACATTCGCCAGCACACGGGCGCGGGATATTGAAGCAGCCTTCAAACGGCAATTCAGCGCCTGCAATCTCAAGGGTGAATGGTTTGACCTGTCTGAAGTTGAGGCTTTGGCTTTTCTGGAGGAGGTGCAGTCATGATTCAGCGCACACCACGACGCAACAATTTCACCATCATTGGCAACGGCATCTTCACGGAAAACGCCCTGTCTTTTGAGGCAATGGGGCTGTTGGCTTATCTGCTATCCAAGCCGGACAACTGGCAGGTTCATGTGCAGGCGCTGGTCAGGGCGACCGAAGGCACGGCGCAGAAGCGCGGGGAGAACAAAATTCTCGCCCTGTTGCGGGAGCTGATTGGCGCGGGCTACATCATCCGGCAGCGGCAATCGAGCGGCAAGATGGACTACTACGTCTATGACGAGCCGCAAGGGGAGCCATCTGCCGACACCACCCCGTACAGCAGCTCTTGCGCAGAAAACGCTTCGCAACCCATTGAAAATAAACCTCAACCCTCAAAGCCTCGCGAGGCTAAGCCTCACGTGGCTAAGCCTCACGTGGCTAAGCCTCGCGAGGCTTTCGAAGGTGTATTAATAAGTACCGAAGGACAACAAGAACTGAATTTAAGCAAGGACGGAAGGGAAACAAGCGCGCGCGCGACCCCGCCCGCCGAGCCACCGCCACCGGCTGACCCGCCACCCGAACCACCAGCCCAGCCTGTTGCCAAGCCGCCACGGTTTGAGCCGTTGTCCGCGTTGTTGGCGTTGGGCGTGGATGCCCAGGTGGCAGCTGATTGGCTGGCGGTGCGCAAGGCCAAACGGGCGGCGCTGACGCAGACGGCGCTGGACGGCATGGTGGACGAGGCGCACAAGGCCGGGATTTCGGTGGCAGAGGCGGTGCGCATTTGTGCCGTGCGTGGTTGGCAGGGCTTCAAGGCGTCGTGGGATTGGCGCGACGACAAACCGCAGGGGCGGACGTTTGACGGCAAGCCGCAGGGCGGGCAGTTGTCGGCGGGAGAGCAGGCGCAGCAACAGGCGCTGCGCATTGCGGAAAAGATGGGCTTAACCCCGGAACAGGTAGGGATTTACGATGCAAACCAATGAGATACCCCAATTCATCCAGATGCTGCACAACTTGTGCGAGATGTACGGCAAGCCACGCATGAGCGATGAGGTGGCGATGCTGCACTTCGGCGCGTTGCAGGATTATTCGCTGGAGGACGTGCGCAAGGGCTTTTTCGCCGCGTTGCGCAACCCGGACAGCGGGCAGTTCATGCCACGCCCGGCGGACGTCATCCGCGAGCTTTCGGGCAGCAGCGACACCCGCGCGGCGACCGCCTGGGCGAAGGTGCGCGAGGCGATTTGCCGCGTCGGCCACATGCCGAGCATCGCCTTTGACGACGCCATCATCCACGCGGTAATTGCCGATATGGGCGGTTGGGTCAAGTTGGCGCTCATCACCAACGACGAGCTGCCGTTCCGCGAGCGCGATTTTTTGCGGATTTATCGCGGCTATATCGGGCGTCCGTTGGGCGACTACCCGCGCTATTTGCCGGGCATGGCCGAGACGGAAAACTTCGCCAAGGGCTACGCCGTCGAGCCGCCGTTGTTGTTGGGCGATGCCAGCAAGGCGGAGCAGGTACTGCTGGCGGGCAGCGACAAGCCGCGCCTTGCGGTGCAGCCGATGCAGGCCGCGCCGGATGTGATTGGCGGCGTGTTGCGCGATATGCGCCGCGATAGCGAGGGCGGCGGGCTACGTCGGCTTGGGATGGAGGTGCCCGCATGACCGGCGCGATGTTGCGGAGTATCCGCAAAGCCTACCGGCTGGATGTGGCGCAGATTGCCAACGCGGCAGGGCTGGCGGTGCAGACGGTACGCATGACGGAGCTCACCGGCAAGTCGTATGCCTGCGGCCGTCAAGACCGGGACGCGCGCCGCCGTGCGCAGGTCTGGCGCGCGTATCTCAAGGCGCTGCGGGTGCTGCGGGTAGGGCGCAAGCCGGTCATCCAAGTGGCGCCAAAGCCCGCCTGGAGCGGCGTGCTGAAGCCGTCGCCGGATGCGGTGCTGGTAGAGCGCGACGGCGTGCGGGAGTGGGTCAAGGTGGTCGAGTACGCCGACGGCCGAAAGTATGGCTTTGTGTGGCGTGATGGCGACTGGTACCGCACCGCGTGGGTCGAGGAGCGCTTTTTGGGGCGCAAGGTCACGCCACGTTTTGCCGAGGGCGATGAGGCGTACCCGGATGCCGGGCTGGCGAGGTGGCGCAATGGCTATTGAGGTGCGTCATGGTTAAGCCCATCAGCGACGGCTACGACGCCTGGTACATCGACCAGGTGCTTAACATCTGCCTCGCCCGCTGGCTCAATCCGGCCATCGTCCCGCAAATGTGCCGGGCGCTGGAGATGCAATGCGAGCGCAAGCGCGATCGGCAGGTGCTGATGATGCTGCGCAAGAGCAGGCAGCCTGCGGCGCAGATTGACGAGATTTTTAGATTTATCGAGCGGCTTTTACGGAGGGAACGATGAAGCGGTTGTTTGTCCTGCGTGGACAGGATGAGGTATGGCGCAACTTACTGCGCGAGATGGGCGAGCGGATTGCTGCGGGTAAGGCGGTTGCCGTCGAGGTGGACGATTACAAGACCAACCGCTCCAAGGCGCAAAACGCGGTTTTCCATATGTGGGCGAGCGACGTCGCCAACGCCACCGGCGAGGCAAAGCACGGTGGCCGCCTGAAGTTGCAGTATTTCGTGCCGGTGCTGTTGCGCGAGGATGCGAAATGGGCGTGGGTGTGGCGGCAGACGGGGGCGCGACTGTCCTACGAGAAGCAGGTTGAGTTTTTGGGCGAGCCGAATGTGCTGGGCAGCACCAGCCGCTGCACGGTGGCGCAGTTCGCCGAGGCGTTGGATGCGTTGTGGGCGGGCGAGGCGCATTTGGGGCTGCGTAACCCGCAGGATTTTGGGCTGGATTGGAGGGTCAGATGAGTATTGGTATCAAGCGCACGCCTGCCGATGAGGTGTTTTCTAAGTGCGTGCGTGAGCGTAGCAACTACGTCTGCGAACGCTGCGGCAAGGTGTACGACCGCAGCAGCATGGGGCTGCATTGTTCGCACCATTTTTCGCGCAGTAACCGTTCCGTCCGCTGGTGTGGCGATAACGCGATGGCGCTGTGTTTCGCCTGTCATGCCTGGTACGGCGGCAACCCGGTTGATTCCGGGGCGTGGCTGCGTGGCGAGCTGGGCGACGGGGTGATTGGCATCCTGCGCGAGAAGATGGCGCGGCGGGTAAAAGTACCGAAAGCGGAGGAGGCGGAAATCGCCGCCCATTACCGCCGCGAGCTGGTGCGGATGCAGGCATTGCGCAAGCAGGGCGCGACCGGGCGGATTGAGTTTGAGAGCTGGCAATGACGTTCGCCGATGTTGAAATGAAACTGGCGCAGTACGCGCAATGGGCGGGCAATCCGCTGCGCCCGCTCAATTTCCCGGGGCAGTCCATCTATGCGCGCGCTATCCCCGACGAGATTGACGAAGATGCCTTGCCGCAGATTAGCGACGATGAGGCGCGAGTTGTGGGCGATGCGCTGCTGGCGCTGAAGCAGCATCAGCCGCAGTCGCACCGGGCGATTGAGGCACGGTTTTTCTTCAAGATGGCGGATGATGAAATCGGGCGGCGCTGCGGTTTGGGTACGCGCAAGCGCGTGCATGAAATCCGCCAGCGTGGCTATGCCTTTTTGCAGGGGAGGTTATCGACATGAAGCTGCCCGGTAAGTTTCCCAAACTACCCAAAATGGCGGTGCCGCTTTTCTCGCCGGGGACTATCTTCCTCTGCCAAACGCGCGAGGAGTGGATTTCTGCGCACCGTGCCTTGGGTAGCACAGCGAGTATGTTGGAAAGGCGTGGCGCGGCCAACACCTTTCGCGGGCAGGGCGTGCCAGATATTTACCTGCTCGGCGTGTTTGACGGTGCGCCTGCCACGGCGGCGCATGAGGCCGCGCACTTGGTATTTGATATCTGCGCGCAGGCGGGGGTGAAGGTCGCACCCGGCGAGGCCAATGAAACTTTTTGCCATTTGCTCGATGCCGTCGTAGAATTTGCAACCCTCAAAATGAGGAAGCCGGGATGACCCGGCTTCTGTTTTTCAGCGTTTGCTGTCAGGCGTTATATGCTCAGGTTCCCAATGATTGCCCGGTTTTTGCGTAGGGGGCAATTTTTGGTTATCCTTGACTGTGGTGTAGTTATCGGTCTTGCCGCCGCGTGGGCCGACTTCCTGATAGATTCCGCCCTTTTTCCCGGTGTTTTGACCGGGCTTTAGTTTGTCTGTCATATATTTTCCAATGAAACCGCGACATTGCGGCATTTCTTTATGTTGGGGCAGTTCAGGTTTTTTCAAGACCCTTGCGCCAGCAGGGGTTTTTTTGTATAGTGGCTTCACTACTTATACAAAGCGGCTCCCGCATCCGACAATATTGCGGTTTTTTTGTGTCCGTGCTCCATCGTTTCGCATGGCTACAGGATTTCACCCAGTTTATGGCGGGTTTAGAGCGCCGAATACAATACCTTCGGGGAATAAGCGCCGCCGACTTTGTACGGTAGTTGAGACCCGCCGCCCATTTCGCGGCGACCATAAACTGAAATACAAAGGTGAAACCATGACTACGCAAAAACAAATTGCGCCTGCAATCCTCTCTTTCCAATCCCATTCCGTCCGCACGCTGGTAGAAAACGGCGAACTGCTGTTCAACGCCAAAGATGTGTGCGACGTCCTCGGCTATCAAAATTCCCGCAAAGCCATTGCCGACCACTGCAAGGCAGGGGGTGTAACGAATCGTTACACCCCTACCGATGGAGGCAATCAAGAAATGGCGTACATCAACGAGCCGAACCTATACCGCCTCATCATCAAATCACGCAAACCGGAAGCGGAAGCCTTTGAAGCGTGGGTAATGGAAGAAGTCCTGCCCACCATTCGCAAAACGGGCGGCTACCGCGCACCGAAAACCCGCAAGACCAGCCCCGGCGGTCTCACGCTCGAACAAATCGAAACCGTCAAGGCATTGCACCGCGAGCTGGTCAAAGCGGTGCCGAAAGAACAGCAGGCACGCATCGCGATAGCCCTGTGGTCGGCGGTAAAAAGCAAGTTCGGCGTGAGCTACAAGGACGTGCCGAGCGAACACTACGCCGAAATCCTCTCGCTCATGAGCCGCGTCGCCATAGACGGGGAGCTGTTGCCGCCGACCAAATCGCAAGAACCCGAAACCCCGGATTACATCGTCATGCTCCCCATCGATACTCGCAAAAACACGCGCTTTGAAATCGTGGTGCATAACGGTCTGGTCGGGCGCTACTACCGCGAGTACGTAACCGACAGTTGCGACTACGGCAAACCGTGGGGAACGCTGCTAAAGGCGGGCTATTGACGTGTCCGCGCAAGAAGTGTACCCTTTCAGGCACAGTAGGGTTGTTGCGTAAATAACCTGACAAGCTCCAAAAAACAGCCCGCCTTGTGCGGGCTTTTTGTTGTTCGCTCCTTCGGGAGTGCGAATTGAAATGTTGTTCCCGCTCTGCGCAAGCATCGGACTTCCGCCCGCATCACGCGGGCTTTTTTATTGCCCGGAGGCAATGATGAACGCTGATTTTCAAACCGCGTTGCGCCTGCTCGCCAAGCATGAGGGCGGCTGGAGCGACCGCGATAAGGATGCCGACCCCGGCGGCAAGACGATGTACGGCATCACGCAGGATACCTACAACGATTGGTGCGACCAAAAGGGCAAGCCGCGCGGCGAGGTGCGCAATATCGCCTACGCCGAAGCCGCTGCCATCTACCGCGCCAACTATGCCAACCCCATCCGCTACGAGGATTTGCCGCCCGGCATCGGCTACGCGGTGTTTGACCTCGCCGTCAATGGTGGGGTGGCGCGCGCGGTGCGGCTGTTGCAAGAGGTGCTGGGTGTGCGTGCCGACGGCATCGTTGGCAGTCAGACGCTGGCAGCGGTGCGCGCCGCCAATCTGCCCGACCTCATCAAGCGCTACTGCGCCGCCCGGCGCAAGTGGCAACTACGGCTGAAGAATGCGAAGAAGAACCCCGGCTGGGTAACACGCATCAACGATGTGGAGCGCGACGCGCTGCGCATGGCGAGCGAGGCCGACAAGGCACGCCGTCCGGGGCAGTCGGTGAATGATGCGCGCAAGACCGCGGTTGCCGCGCGGGGCGATGTGATTGACGAACCGCCGCTTGACCATGTGCCGGATGACGGGCGCGGTGCCAAAGCCTACGGTCGTGCCCGCGCCCCGGCCAGTGAGTACGTCGCCCCGGCTACGGGCGCGGCTGCGCTCATCGGCGCTGCGGCAGACACGGCCGCGAGTGCAGGAGACCTGCATGACAACCTTGCCCGCTTTTTGCCGCCGTGGTTGTGGTTTTTGGTGCTGGCGGGCGTGATTGGCTATTTGTGTTGGCGGGTGTTCCGTGCTCGCCAGGATTAAGTCCTGGGCGCTGTATGCGCTCGCTGGCGTTGTCGTCGCTCTCGCTGTTGCGGTCAATGTGCTGCGCGCACGCAATGCCAGCCTCGATGCAGAGCTGGAGCGGCGCGAGCGCTCACGTTTGCAGGCCGTCGCCGACGGTCTCAAGGCGAGAGCGGCACGCGCCAATCAGGCAGCGGCGGTATCCAAGCGGGAGCGCGAGGAAGCCGAAAAAGGCATGAAGGAAGGACGACGTGACTATTTCGAGAAGTAAGACGGTGGCTTTGGCCGCCGTTTTTGTTTTTGGCGCGGCGGGCTGTGCGCGGACGGAGTTTGTACCTTTGCCACCGCCGCCCTGTCCGCCGATGCCAGCCTTGCCCATCGTTAAGGGCACGGATTTGGCGACGTTGTCGGACGACGCTTACCGGGATTTGGTGGAGCGCGAGCTGCGGCTGAAGGAACACATTGGTCAGTTGAGGAGTCTGTGCAATGACAGCGGAATCTGAAAGCCCGAAACGGGCGCTGTTTGACTGGCGTATCAGTATGGGAAATGTGTTGGTTGTAATCGGCATGGTGGTCAGCGGCTTTTGGTATTTCGCCGACGCCGACAAGACCAACGCGCTCCAGGACGCGAAAATCGAGAACTACCAGGCCACGCTGCAAACTGCGATTGAAGCCGAGAAGCAGGCGCGCAAAGACGCGGTGCAGGTAGAGCAGGTCGCGCGGCGAGAGGCATTGCAGGATTTGCGCGTGCGCATTGATGCCGACCGCGCCGAGATGCGCCAGCAGTTCGAGAAGATTAACGACAAGCTGGACGCGCTCGTCAAATCACGGGGACAGTAATGGCACGTCTGTCGGCAGAGCAATGGATGATGGCACGCGCGGATTATGAAATCCGTGGGCTGTCGGTTACAGAGGTTGCCAAAAAGTACGGGTGCGCCAAGTCTGCTGTGTCGATGCGTGCTAAGTCTGAAGGCTGGCAGGCGGGCAAAACTGAACAGGCGGTTACAGATAAGGTAAACGCAATCATACAGTTGGCGAGAGTTGAACAGGAAACTGAACTCAAACTGAACGCTACTGAACGCGCGGTGTTTGATACCGTGGTTATGGACGATGTAGCTTTCCGCGCACAGAACGATGCTGACCTGGAGGCGGTGTGTCGGCACATGATGACGTTGCTTCCTGGGTTGGATAAACCTGCGGATGTTAAAGCAGCGGCGGAGACGTTGCGCATTGCGCGTGAGAGCCGATTGGGCAAGACGCCGGACACGGCGGTCCAAATCAACAACAACGCCCCGGCGCGAATTGAACGGGTGATTGTCGATGCGCATTGACACCCCGCGCTGGGCGCTACCGTTACTGCAACCGGCGCGCTACAAGGGCGCGCATGGTGGGCGGGGCGGTGGCAAGTCGCATTTCTTCGCTGAGGCGATTGTTGAGGCGCACCTGCTTGACCCAAACAGCAAGACCGTCTGCATCCGCGAAATCCAAAAGTCGTTGCGGCACAGCGTGAAGGCGCTGATTGAGGCGAAGATTGAGAAGCTCGGCGTGGTGTCGCATTTCGACATCCAGCGCGACCTGATTTTGAACCGCCACGGTGGCGGGCTGATTATCTTCCAGGGGATGCAGGACCACACCGCCGACAGCATCAAGTCGCTGGAGGATTTTGACCGCGCCTGGATTGAGGAGGCGCAGACGATTTCGGCGCGCTCGCTGCGTCTGCTGCGACCGACTATCCGCAAGGCGGGTAGTGAGATTTGGGCGAGCTGGAACCCCGAAAACGAGACCGACCCGATTAACCAGTTGCTACGGGCAGACCCGCCGCCGGATAGTATCGTGGTTGAGGTGAACATCCACGACAACCCCTTTGCCAGCAAGGAGACGTGGGACGAGTACGCGGGCGACCGCGACCGCGCGAAACGACGGCAGGAGGCGGGCGACAAGAATGCCTGGGCGGATTTTGAGCACGTCTGGCATGGCAAGTATGCCGTGTTGTCAGCGGCGCAGGTGTTGGCGGGCTGTTACCGCATTGAGGCATTGGAGCCGCAACCGCATTGGGACGGCCCTTATTTCGGGGTGGACTGGGGCTTTGCCTCAGACCCGACGGTGATGGTCAAGTGCTGGATAGACGGCAAGACGCTCTACGTTGAGCAAGAGGCATGGGGCGAACACGTGGAGACGGTGGACGTGCCCGCGCTGTTTGACCGCATTGACGGCGCACGCCAGCACATCATCCGCGCCGATAGCGCCCGCCCGGAGATGATTAGCCATCTGCGCAACCACGGCTATCCGGGGATGCGGGCGGCGGATAAATGGCCGGGGAGTGTCGAAGACGGTATCGGCTGGCTGCGTGGGATGGAGATTGTGATTCATCCGGGCTGCAAACACGCGCAAGAGGAAGCGCGCCTGTGGAGTTACAAGACTGACCGATTGACCGGCGACGTACTGCCCAAGCTGGAAGACCGGAATAACCACGTTTGGGACGCCTGCATCGCGCACGGCGAGCAGGTTGCCACTCTGCGCGGCGACATCCCGGTGCAAGACATCGTTGCGGGCGATTACGTCGCCACCCGTAGCGGCTGGAAACCGGTGCTGGCGGCGGCGATGACCCATGCTGACAAGCCCATTTACAAGCTGGAAACGGCAGGGCAAACCCTGCGCGCGACCGGAGACCACCGCGTTTTTGTGGTGGGCAAGGGGTTCATTCGCCTGGACAGTATCAAGCCGGGCGATGAGGTGATTACTTTGGAGAACACGCAATGCAACACGTTGAAACCGTCCGTTACGGCGGGGTTAATTGGCGCAGATACCCCAACTCAATCCGCCGCACCGACCGCGAGTATTTCAGCCGTGCGCCAACCCAAAACCGCGAATGCTATTTGCACCGGCAAATCTGGGTGGACAACCACGGCGCCATCCCTGACGGCTGGCACATCCATCACAAGGACGGCAATTGTCAAAACAACAGCCTTGAGAATCTGGAATGCCTGCCTCCGCGTGAACACAGCAAACGGCATGAGCCGTGGGGCGGGCGACGCGAAGAATTTTTGGCGCACATGGCGCGCATCCGTCCGCTCACCAAAGCATGGCATGCCTCGCCGGAAGGATTGGCAAAGCACCGTGAGATTGGCGCATTGGCGTACAAGAATTTTCAGGGGGTGGAAAAACCTTGCGCGCACTGCGGCAAGGCTTTTATCACCCGCAAGCTGGGGCATCAGGACATCTATTGTTCCAACGCCTGCAAGTCTGCCGCCCGGCGCAAGTCTGGCGTGGATAACGAAACCCGCCGCTGCGCCTGCTGCGGAGCGGAATTCACTGTCAACAAGTACGCCAAGACCCGCTGTTGCAGTCGCGACTGTGCACGCCGTCTGCGCTACGGGAGAGCGTGCGCCGGTGTATGACCTGATGGTTGCCGACGCCGAAGAATTTTTTGCATCGGGCGTGCTGGTGCATAACTGCCGCTATGCCTGCGCTCCCATGATTCGCCGGGGTGGAGTAGGTGTAAGCAGCGTGGTGGCATCCGCCCGCCGACGTATGGGCAACAGATTATGAGGACAACGATGTTTTGGGGATGGTTTAGCAAGACCAAGCAGCCGCAGGGCAAGGTGCGCGTCAATCCGGTTAAGGCGGGCGCGCAGTTTGTTGTGCCGACCTACTCGCTCTCGGCGAGTGATGTGGACGAGGTGCTCAAACGCGCCAACCTGACACGGACTGACCTACTCAAACTGCTCTACGATGACGAGATTTCAGGCTGCATCTCCCGCCGGACTGCGGCGGTCATGGGCAACGCCTGGCATATTGAGGGCGACAACACCGACTGGCTCTATGAGGCGGTGTCTGCCGTGTACGAGGATGCGGTGCGCATCATGATGCAGGCGCTCTGGATCGGTTCCAGCATTGGCGAGCTCATCTGGCAGGACGGCGAGCAAAAGACTATCCGCGCTATCGTGCCACGTGTCATCGAGCAATTTAAGGCTAACGCCGACGGTAACCTGATTTGGAAATCGCCTGCCGGGGGCGAGGTCGCCGTCATCCCTGAAAAGGTGCTGCGCGGGGCGGTCAACGTCAACGAGACCAACCCCTACGGCGATGCGCTGCTCTCCCGTGTCTATTGGGCGTGGTTCGCCAAGAATTACGCCGAGCAGTTCTGGAACAAGTTCGCCGAGCGCCATGCCTCGCCGATTACCGTTATCAAAAGCGCGGTCAATACCGCCAACCGGGACGAGGCGCAGCGGGATTTGGCGGCATTGGCAGCGGCCGGTTCGCAGGCGATGGCCGATGGTGTCGTCGCCATGAGTGACCAGGACAGCATCGAGTTTGTCGAGGCCAACAACGACGGCACCGCGCACGAAAAATACACCCGCCACCAAATCCAGCGCATCCAAAAGACGCTGCTGGGACGGGTGCTGACCTCCGAACTGGAGACCGGCTCACGCGCGGCGCAGGAGACGGACGACGGTTTTACACAGTCTATCGCCGATGCCGATCTGACCTTTGTCGAGCGCGGACTGAACCACATCGTCGATTGCCTGCTCACCGTCAACGGCATGGACGCCGAGGGCGTCTATTTCGTCTATGAGCGGGCGCAGGCGATTGACAAAGGGCGCTGGGAGCGCGATGTGGCGCTGCTCAATACCGGCAAGGTGGAGCTGACCGAACAATACTACCTCGACAACTACGGCTTCGAGCCGCAGCATTTCCGGGTGGTGGCGGCTGCGCCAGCCACGCCAAAGCTCTCCCTCTCGCTCTCACAACTGACGCCGGGGGCGCAAGAGGTGGAGGATGGGATTACCGCTGCGCTCAAGGACGCCCCGGAGATGCTCGGCGTTGAGGCCGTGTTGGCTGTCGCTCGTGAGGCGCGCGATGAGGCCGACCTGATGCGCCGCCTGGTATTGCTTTACGACGACCACGATGACAGCGCCTATACCGACTGGCTGGCAGGCGCGTTGGCGCTGGCATCAGCGCAAGGTTACGTCCACGCTGATAAGGGGCGCTACTGATGGCAAACTATCCGTCTGCCGCTGATTACCTGCGCGCCCGCAACGTTGAGCCGTCGGCGGAATTTTACGCGCGACTGGAACATCTGCGTCAGGAGGCGTGGACGCTGTCGAAAATCAGCGATGTTGAGCAAATTGAGCAGGTCAAGCAGAGCCTGGTCAAAGCATTGGCAGAGGGCAAGAGCTTCCGCGAATGGCAACAGGCGCTCACCCCGGAGATGCTGGCGCTGCCGCGCCACTATCAGGAGACGGTATTCCGCACGGCGATGCTGTCATCGTACAACGGCGCCAAATGGACGCACTTCCGCGCGCACGCCGAGCGCCGCCCCATCCTGCGCTACATCGCCATCAATGACGGACGCACCCGCCCGGCACACCGCGCCCTGCACGGGCTGATGATGCCGGTGGGAGATGCACGTTGGGCAAACCTTGCCCCACCCCTTGGCTTCAACTGCCGTTGCAGTCTAGTCAGCCTCTCCGACAAACAGGCAAAGGCGCTCGGCTACACGGGCGCACCGCAAGAGCTGCCCACATGGGAAGACGATCACGGCGTGCAACATACCGCCACGGCGGACAAAGGCTGGAGCAGCCCGGAACGGCGCGACCTCACCGACTACCTGCGGCAGAAAGAAGCAAAAGCCGGACTGGGGCGGGCGGTGTACGACGAGGGCAAGCCCGCAGCGAAGCCTGAACCCTACCTGCCTCCACCGCCGACCGATACCGCCAGCGCGGCACGTCATCACGTCGTCACCCACGGACAGGCAGACGGGCTGGAGCATGGCTATCTGGTGGACAAGGACGGGCGCCTGATAGACACCCGCAGCGGTGCGGTGGACAACATTGACTACACCGACATTCTCGGCCTGCTGGCAGGGGCAACGCTGTATCACAACCACCCAAGCGGCATGGGGTTGAGTTCAAGAGATATTGAGTTCGCCGGGAAGTACGGGTTGGCGTCCGTGGTAGCTTTCGGCACATATCAGGATGCCGTGTACAGCGTTGCCGTGCTGGAGGATTGGGCGAAGATGTATGCCGAACTCTACGAGATGCGCCCCATCCTTCGCCGTAACGTGAGCAAACTCTATCTTGATGGCGTAATAAGTGAAAGCGAAGCCTCTGTCTTGTATGCTCACGTCATGGCGTTGCGACTGGCAGACAAAGGGGTAATAGCCTATAATTTCCAGCCAGCAAGTACCGAAATGAACAGCCTTTTAACCCGCTTCTCCGAAGAAATTGCGCGATGGCGCAAGGAGTCAAAATAATGCCAGTCCTGCATGACCTGAGTTGCTTCAGCCCGCCGGAAAGATTGCGTGAGCTGATTAACGAGTTGCGCGAGAAAGATGCCGAAGCCTACAAGGACGACATCGCGCAGCTTGAAGAAGACCTGAAATATTCCGAAGAACTGCACGCCGCCGCATGACCATGAAACACCACAGCCCCCGACACCGGGGGTTTTTGTTACCCAAAGCCCCCTCGCGGGGCTTTTTTTATGGGCGCGAAAGGTAGCCAACCTCCCGCGCTTTTTTTATTCCTCAAAGGAGTTAAACATGGCAAACCTGATATTTGGTGGCACAAGCCTGAGTGTGATTGACCGCAATGGCGACAAATGGCTGACCGTAAACGACATTGCGGCGGCGCTTTACCCGTCCGGCGAAAGGGGGTCGCAAACTGCGACCCCCTTTGTAACGCGGGTGCGCGACCTCTACCGCCGCCATGCTGAAGAATTTACCGACAGCATGACTGCGCTGATTGAAATGGAGGGTGCGGGCGGCAGACAGAAAGTGCGCGTATTCAGCCTGCGCGGCGCGCATCTGCTCGGGATGTTCGCCCGTTCGAAGAAAGCCAAGGAGTTCCGCCGCTGGGTGCTGGACATCATAGAGCGGCACAACCACGAGCGCGGCATCCTCACCACCCAATACCATCAGGCGCTGCTGGATTACGCCACAGGCAAGGCGAACGCCAGTCTGTGCGGCAGGGGGCTGAACCTGTGGAAGCAGGAAAAGCCCGGCATCCGCAAGCGCCTTGCCGACATCGTGCAGAAAATACAACCCGATATGTTCATCACCGCCCGCTAATGCGGGCTTTTTTATACCCAAACCAAGGAGTAATCCATGACAACGCAAACCATCCAGTACGACAAGCCGTCCTTCCTGCACTGGGAAGGGCACCCGACCAACAGTCGCACCCGCGTCAAAGCCGCGAAACCGGTCAAGGCAGGCGAGGTGCTGGTGCTGACCGACAAAGGCTACGAATCGTACAAAGGGACGACCCTGCCGACTATCCCGGCGGGCGCGGTACCGGGCGCGGTCGTCGCCTTTGCCCTGGCAGACGCCGACAAAGATGCACAGGTGCCGTGCGTCATCCGCAACGCCACTATCCTCATCGACAAGCTGGTCGGTGTCGCGGTCGATGCCTTTGACGACACCAAACCGCTGCATCCGTTGGTCGCACATTGCAACGCGCAGGGCATCGCGCTCAACACGTCCATCGCAACCCAGCGAGGCTTTGAATGAGCGGCATCACCCTAAGCATCGCCCGCCTCTCCGTGGATGAGCGGCGCAAGATGCGCGGCGTCGCCTACGCGGGCGGGGTGCTGTCCTACTACGGCGACAACATCGCCATCGACCTCGACAGCCTTAAATTCGACGGCAAGCAAATCCCGCTCTTGCGCAGCCACGACCGCGACCGCGTTGTCGGTTACGGACACCTCATGCGCGAGGGCAATGCACTCATCGTCGAGGGCGAGATGCTCAACAACGACCACGCTGCTGAAATCACCAGCGCCGCTGATGAGGGACTGGAGTGGCAGATGAGTGTACACATCGAGAGCCGCCGCACCCTCACCCGTAACGCGGGCGATGTCGTCAACGGCCAGGCGATTACCGTCGATGAGGTGACGGTGCTGGCTGACGGCGTCATTCGCGAGGTGTCATTCACGCCGACCGGCGTCGATGCCGACACCAGCGCCCGCATCCTTTCCCTATCCCTTAAATCCAACCAGGAGCCAGAAATGAACAAGGAACTTGAACAGCAGGTGGCGACGTTGTCCGCCGAAAAGGAAACGCTCGCCGCCGAAAACAAAACCCTGAAGCAGCAGCTCGCCGAACAGGCGACGGCCGCGAAGCTGGCGCAACTCTCTGCCCTCGGTGTTGAAGGCGAGCGCGCCGCCAAACTCGCCAAAGCCGACGACGACACCTTCGCCGCGCTGGTTGAGCAAATCCAGCTCTCGGCGAAACAGAGCGCGGTGATGTCCGCCAGTTACGAGGGCGGAGCAGCGCCGGAAACCCGACCGAACCCGCTGCTGCGAGCCTAAACCCAACACCTCAGCCCCGAACAGGGGCTTTTTTTATACCCAACAAGGAGTAATCCATGACTACACTCGCCATGCTTGGCCTTACCCAAAAAGAGCTGGATGAAGCGGTAAACCAAAAGCCGAACGTCCCGTCTCGTCTGCTCGCCGATCCGATGTGGCGCGACAAGAACCTGACCACGACTGCCGTCATGGTCGAGTTTGTCGGCGGCCGTGTCGCCCTTATCCCGACGCGCGACCGTGCCGACGCGCCGAATCAAAAAGCCTACGGTAAGGACAGCATCGTCCGCACCTTCCGTGTGCCGCATCTCTCGCTACAAACCACCATCCGCGCCGACCAGATTCAGGATGTGCGCAAGGCTGGGACGGCAGACGCACTGCTCTCCAATGCCGAAGTGGTATCGGACGAAATCGCCGAACACCGCAACAGCCACGACGCCACCATTGAGCACCTGATGCTCGGCGCGGTCAAAGGCAAAATCGTTGATGCCGACGGCACGACAGTCATTTACGACCTGTTCAGTGAGTTCGGCATTACCGAGCCGGAAACCACCATGCAGTTTGGTGGCACGGGCGACCTCGGCCTCGTCATCGAACAAACCCTGCGCGCGATGAAAAAGGCGCTCAAAGGTGACGTTACCAGCGGTTGCACCGTGCTGTGCAGCCCGGAATTTTTCGACGCGCTCGTCTCGCACAAATCCACCAAAGAGGCGTGGATGCGCTACCAGGACAACATCCTCGCGCGCGAGAACACCAACGGCAAGTTCGCCTGGAAGGGCATGAACTTTGAAATCTACGACTACAGCATCGGCGCCACCCCGATGATTGAAGCAGGCCATGCACACGCCTACCTCACCGGGATGCGTAACGGCTTCGTGCGCTACAACGCCCCCGGCAACATGATGACCGAGGCGAACAAGATGGCGCGGGCGTTTTATATCGACGTCGAGAACTTGGAACACAAACGCGGGGTGAGCATCTACACCGAAGGCAACCCGCTGCCGATGTGCTTGCGCCCGCAGACCCTGATGCACTTCAAGAGCGCGTGATGTACGCACAACCGCAAGACATCATCGACCGCTTCGGCGCGCGCGAGGTGAAACAGGTGTTGGAAGCCGACCCCGATCCGCAAAACGCCCGCCTGTTGGCTGCGTGTGCGGATGCGGCGGCGCTGGCCGATACCTACATCGCCCGCGCGCACCCGTTGCCCCTACCGTCCGTGCCAGCGGCGCTGGTGTCAGCTACGGCGGACATCGCCCGCTACCGGCTGCACGACGACCAAATCAAAGAGGGCGGCGACACCGGGAAAACCACCATCCGCCTGCGCTACGAGGACGCCTTGAAATGGCTGACCGACGTAGCGGCAGGCAAGGTGCAACTCTATCCGGGGAGCGGCGACAACCGCAAACCGGATAGCCCGTTGCCGCTCACGGGCAACCATCGCATCGCCGTCGTATCCAGCCCGGTCGTCTATGACCAGGCGACGCTGGACAAGATGGACATGGTGCGACGGAGGTAGCGATGCGCTTTGTGGTATCGACGGACGGGCTGGGCGAAGCGCTCGGCACGCTACGGCTATTGGCGACGAAGGGCGAAGACCTCTCGCCAATGCTGGACGAGCTGGGGCAGGACGAAGTAGCGCGGGTAGTGCAACGCTTCGAGCAATCCCGTTCGCCGGACGGCACGGCGTGGCAGGCTCTAAAGCGTCCACGACCACGCGGCGGCGACCGCCCGTTGCAAGACACCGGCGTACTGATGGGCTCCATCACCGCACAAGTGCACGGCAACACCCTGCAAATCGGCACTGCGACCGACTACGCCCACTATCACCAGTTCGGCACACTGCACATCCCGGCGCGCCCGTTTTTGGGCGTCTCGGACGACCTGCTGGCCAGCATCAAGGAGCTCACACATGCCTACTTCAGCATTTGACGTCAATGCCGCCTACGCGCCCATCGCAGCGCGGCTGAAAACGGTGGACGGGGTGCGTGCTGTCTGCGGTGCCAACGACCTCGCCCAAGTCGTCAACGGCAATACCACGGGGACGGACGGCTACGTCTATCTCATATTCGACGGCATCGCACCCAAAAGCGACGCGGGCAACGGGCGCCACCAACTCATTGCCGTGACCTACAGCATCATCATTGCCTCGCAAAATTACCAGCGCAACGGTATGCCGGACGGCGTGGGCAAGCTGATTGGTGGCGTCATGCAGGCGATGGCGGGCTTTGCCCCGCTGGATGATGACCCGCGCGCGCGGCAAACCTTGCAAATGGTGCCGGGCGAGCGGGCGGTATATGCCTACGGCTTGAGCCTCTACCCGCTCAAATATCAACTCAATCTCAATTTCCAATCCAAGGAGTAACACATGGCAGCACAACTGCGACACGACGGTTTCATTGGCGAAGGTACCCTGTACATCCGCCGCCTTGACCGCCCCGAGCTCGGCATGATCCAAATGGGTAACGCCACCGAATTATCCGTATCCTCAGAATCCGAAGTAAAAGAGCGCATCTCTAAAATGCGCGAAAACTACGGCGCGGTTTTGAACACCGTCATCCTGCCGAAATCCGGCGAGCTGAAAATCACCCTCGACGATTTCAACGAGGAGAATATGGCAATGGTCTTCCAGGGCGCGCTGAAACGCGAACAGATGACCGCGCAAACCGTCTCTGATGAAATGGTGGATGTTGATTTGGGGCGCTATTTGCAACTCAAACACGGTTATCTCACTGAGACCGACACCACCGTGAAAAAGTCCGACGACACGCCGATTGCAGCCGAACACTACGAGGTGCATCACCGCCTCGGCATGATTAAGCTCAAAGACACCGCAGGCGTGGCGAAAGGCGACAAAATCAAGGTCAGCTACAAGACGGCAAACTGGGAGGCGTGGGTCATCCAGGCGAACACCGACAGCCAAATCAAATGCGAGCTGGTATTGGACGGACGCAACCGCGTCAATGGTGCGGACGTCAAGCTGCACATCCCGAAAGCGACACTTTCGGCGAGCGGCGCCTTCAACTTCTTCAGTGATGACTTCAACACCATCGAGCTCTCAGGCCGCCCGGAAGTGCCGGAAGGTCAGACCAGCCCGTTCACAGTCACGCTCAAGGCGTAAGGAGTCGACATGAAAATCCGCGCCATCAAACCCTTCACCCACGGCGACCGATCCTTTGCGTTAGGCGATGAGGTGGACGCCTCCCTCGCCGCAGGCAAATGGCTCATCGAACAGGGCGTCGCGGTCGAAGTGACGGCAGAGGCGAAAGAGCCGAAAGAGCGACCGAAGCAGGCTTGACGTCGCTTTGAACTGACGATGGAAAACACAGGCGGCACGAGCGATGCTAGGCAGGCGTCATCCCCCAACACAGGAATGAAAGCATGGCTACAATCAAATGCCCGTACTGCGCCGGTGAAATCGAAACCGGCAAACAAAAAGGCGAACTCATCCGCTGCGAACACTGCCACAAACCGTTCGAGATAGGCGTTACCCGCCCACGACCGGCGTCAGCATCCGCAGCGGCGTCGCCCGCAGCCCCTGCGCCTGTTACCCGATATCGGGAAAAACCGGCGCAGGACATCAGCGCAACCGAGTTTGCGGGCGGACTGAGTATCGCCAAGTTCGTCGCCTTTATCGGCTGGTTTGTAATACTCATCGCGCTGCTGTCATTTCTCGCCGCACTGTTTAGCGCCAAACCTATGGTGGGCATTGCGATTTCCATTGGCGCGCTGGTGTCAGGATGCAGTTTGCTACTGTTTGCCCACATTGCCACTGCAACGATGAAAACCGCAGACTACGCCCGTATCACCGCGCAGAACTCGATGGAATAATCACACCCCATGCTTTTCCCGGTAGGCGGCAAGGGCGGCGACGAGCAGCGCGTTGTTTGCCAGACCTTGCTGCCTCGCCACTGCCTCAAACTCGGCGATGAACTCCACGGACAGATTGAACGACTTGGGCTTGATGCCCCGGCGGGCATTGCTTTCCCTCTGGATTTGGGCGCGGGACTTGGGCATTGATTTCTCCGTTGTCTTTGACTATATTGCGAAAGAGGGGGCGGCCGTACACCGCCCCCCGTCTGAATTACCAGGCTGGCATTGCCAGCAACAATAAGGTAACCAGAACAACTATTTTGATGAGTGCTTTCATCTCATAGTTCCTTCTGTAGCCCCCGTCGAAAGCCGGGGGTTTACTTTGCCGGACTCCCTTGAGCCGGTAGGTGTATTATAGGCAAGGCTACCATAAAAACAAGCCTAGCTACTGAATTATTTACAAAAAGCCCTTGCATCCGCAGGGGCTTTTTTCATGGGCGCGCGCCAGCCTTCCGCTTTCAGTAGGCGCGTCCTATTGAAAATTGCCGCTGGCAGGAGAAATTCCAGACTGGTCTAATTGCGGCAGGAAGAAGCACAGATACAGGCAATAAAAAAGCCGCCTGACGGGCGGCTGAAAACAGGTCGTTGCGATGTTGACGCATCCAACGACACGAAGTTAACCGGGTGGACGACTAACCTATGAAAGATTTTATCAAAAACCTCAGTTCGTGGATACATTTCGGAGTCAATATGGAAACGAAAATAGAAGCAAAAGCCAGCGAGCAGGGCGCAGACGAAGCGCTGAAAAGCCTGTATGCCAGCCTTGGTAGCGGGGTAAAAATCCTGCTGACGTGCATGGGCATCGCGCTCATCCTTTGGGCGGTGTCCAGTCTGAAATAAATGGTCATGAAAACCTTTCCTGCCAGTTGGGCGTGTCATACGCACAACTGCGCATTGCATCCGCAGGGGTTTTTTCGTATAGTAGCTCTACTACTTATACATAGCGGCTCCCGCATCCGACAACATTGCGGTTTTTTTGTATCCGTGCTCCATCGTTCGTTTCGCATGGCTACAGGATTTCACCCAGTTTATGGCGGGTCTAGAGCGCTGAATACAACACCTTCGGGGAATAAGCGCCGCCGACTATGTACGGTAGTTGAAGCCCGCCGCCTATTTCGCGGCGACCATAAACTGAAATACATAG